AAAGCAGAGGCAAAGCGGTAAGCTATAGCCAAAGCGGAAGGCTGTGCTTTCCCTGTCGGCTTGTGGCCACAACAACCCTTCATTAAAGGTCCGCTATGGCAACCCTGCGATCCGATGTGATCGTTCCCGAGGTTTTTAGCGCTTACGTTGATGAAGCCGTGACCACCCGGTCGGCTTTCATCAATTCAGGCGTCATCCAGCCTCTGGACATCCTCAATGCCACTGAAGGTGGCGACTACGTCAACGTCCCCAGCTGGTCAGCCAATCTGTCCGGTGATGTGGAAATCCTCTCGGATACCACCAGCCTGACGCCTGGCAAAATCGGCGCTGAGAAGCAAATCTGCCCTGTCCTGCACCGTGGTCGTGCATGGGAAGTCCGCACCCTGGCCGCCTTGGCCGCTGGTGATGACCCCATGGCTGCCATTGGCCGTAAGGTCGCTGACTACATCAGCCACCAACAGCAGAAGGACATCTTTGCCATCCTCGCTGGCATCTTTGGTCCCCTGACCTCCAACACCACTGGTGTGCTGAAGGATCTGGCCATTGATTCCAATGCCACTGCTGCACCGCTGAGCCCCTCCAAGGTGGCTCGCGCTCGAGCTGCACTGGGCGATCAAGGCGAAAAGCTGAGCGTGATTGCCATGCACAGCAAGTGCTACTACGACCTGGTGGAGCGCAAGGCCATCGACTACGTAACGGCAGCAGAGCTGGGGATCACCCCGGATACTGCGCAGCCTGATGCGTTTGCTGGCAGCGTGGCTGGTGCCTACTCGACTGATGTCACAGTTCCATTTTATATGGGGCTCAGAGTGATTGTTAGTGACGACGTGAACAACGATGGCACTAACTATGCCAGCTACTTGTTCACGCCTGGCGCTATGGCCTCCGGCACCCAGTCCGGTCTGGTCACTGAAACTGATCGTGACATCCTCGCGCTGAGCGATGCCATGAGCGTGCATTGGCACAACCTCTACCACCCGCTCGGTGTGTCCTACACCTCTGGTGGCGTCAACCCCAACCGCACCGTGCTCGGCACTGTCGGTAACTGGACTCAGGTCTACGAGACCAAGAATCTCGGGATCGTGTCCATCGTCTCCAACCCGAGCATCTGAGGTAGCTAACCATGGCATCTATCTTTGAGCTGGAATCCCCCAGCTTTGGCCGGTCTTCCACCGGCAAGGCTCTGGTTGCTGCTAGCAATACCGCTGGCACCAGCCTCACTGCTGCCCAGTCGGTTGGGGCGATCATCACCGCTACCCCGACTGGTAACCGCACCATCACTACAGCCACGTTCGCTGAGATTGTGGCTGAGCTTGGCGCCCAGGCCAAGGTCGGTCAGACCTTTGAGCTGACCATCGTCAACCTCGCTGCTGACACCCACACGCTGACCCTTGCTGGTGGCGATGCTGGTGTGACGGTGGTCGGTGCTGCGGCTGTAGCTGCTGCTTCGACTGCGACCTTCATTGGCCGCATGAACAGCACTTCTGCAATCGTGTTTTACCGCTCCTGATCGTGGGTTTGTTTGCCTTCAGGCGACTGCGGGAACAGGAGGCTGCTTCTTCGGAGGTGGCCTCTTTCTCTATGCAGAGCCAACAGCAGGAAGAACCTGCTGAGAAGCCAAGGCGTCAGCGGCGGCAACCTAAGACCAGCAATGGTGATGGTGCCGAGTAATGGCAGTTTTCTTGGGTGGTGGTGATGCCCGCATCGACATCGGCGACGCCGGCGAGTCGCTCACGGTTGACGGGAAGGCGTATCGCGCTGCGGTGACCGTTACCAGGCCGAGCAATACCACGGCCTATACCGCTGGTGACGTGATTGGCGTTGCTGACTCGGGCACGCCGGCTAACGCTGGCTCGGCAATCATCACGCTGCCGAGCATCGGCCCCAGTGGTGGGTATGTGCTGGTGCAGTCTGTGCGGCTGATGATCGGTCTGAGCGCCGTAACAGCCGGGATGGCGGGCTTCCGCTTGCATCTCTATACCGCCAGCCCCACGGCCATCCTCGACAACGCTGCTTTTGATCTGGTCAGCGGTGAGGTGGCGAATTATGCCGGGTTCATTGATCTGCCAACACCGCAAGATCTGGGCAGCACGCTGATGACGCAGTGCGACTACTGCGGCACGATGGTGAAACTGGCCTCTGCGAGCACGTCGCTGTTTGCTGAGCTGGAAACTCGCGGAGCCTATACACCAGCCAGTGGCACGGTGTTTGATCTGCGGGTGTTGACGCTGGAGGCAGGGCTGTAATGCGTGGCTCTGCAGCGTTCAGGGCTGCTGTAGCGCCTGGCGGTGTGCTTGCCGGCCCGTGGGCGAGGAATGAGCTGTGGCGGCGTGCGCGTGCGATGCCGTCGCTCGACCTGCGGTTTGCTGAGTCAAAGTCACTGGTTGATGCGGTCAGCGGCCAGAACCTGATCACGTTCACCAGGGCGTCTACTGGGACGTTTGTGGATTCTGATGGGGTGATCCGCAGCGCCGGAAATGACGTCCCACGCTTCGACCACAACCCGCTAACGGGCGAGTGCCTGGGGTTGCTGGTCGAGGAGCAGCGGCAGAATTTGCTGCTCAGGAGTGAGGAATTTGATAATGCGAGCTGGACAAAAGGAAACTCAAGCGTTTCTGCTGATGCTACTCAAGCCCCAACCGGCACGACTACTGCTGACAAGTTGGTTGAGAACACAGCCACGACGGAGCACAACATCACGCAAAGTGCGACTTGGTTGGGAAATACAACCTACACATTTTCTGTTTACGCCAAGCCAGACGGGAGAAGCAGATTTGACCTTTTGTTTGGAACAGCCGGAAACTGGTCTGGTGGTCGGCAGGCTGCGTTTGATGTGTCAACAGGTAGTGTTGTGGCTACAGATGGAGCTATGGCAAGCATCACAGCCGCTGGCGATGGCTGGTTTAGGTGCAGAATAACAGCAACTACAACGGCATCACCTTCCGCATCACTTGTTGCTTTGCGGATGATTGCCAGCGGCACATCGGTTACATACACCGGAGACGGTACCTCCGGCCTATTCCTCTGGGGCGCCCAACTAGAAGCCGGAGCATTCCCGACTTCGTACATCCCCACCACCGGCACCGCCGCGACGCGCACGGCTGATGTCGTGTCGATTAGTGGAATTGACCTGTCTAGTTGGTATAACCAATCAACTGGGTCTATCTTTTGCGAAGCCCTTAATAAAGGCTTACTTGGAACCGCAGCGCCAAGACCTGTCTCCTTTAGCAATGGAACTAATAATAATCTTGTTGAGTTTTTCGGGTCAACTGACACTAGCATTGGATGGCAAGTTCTTGATGGCGGAGTCACGCAGGCTAATGTTGCCCAATCCGCTAGTAGCTCTACCATAAACAAACTGGCTGCTACTTACGCGTTAAATAATTTTGCGTTATCAATAAATGCTGCGGCAAGTTCTACAGATACAAGTGGCACGATTCCAGTTATAGATCGTGTCCGAATTGGCAACCGACAAGACTCGGCACGCTCTTGGAACGGCCCAATCCGCCGCCTCACTTACTGGCCAACCCGCCTCCCCAACTCCACTTTGCAGAGCATAACTCTCTAGCCATGTACTGCTACAAATTCTCCACCCGCCAACAGTTCCGTACTCTCGCGGCAGCCGAGGGCCTCATCGACGCTGACGGCAACCTGATCACCAGCAGCCACACGCACGCCATTGATGAACTGGGGACCATATATCAAGGCGGCGAGTATGGCCCTGATGGTGAAGTCATCACCGCGCCAACTGCACTGACCGGCTGGCACGTGAATACCTTAGGTCTAGCCCCTGAATCATGGGATCAATACCTTGTAGTGGTGAATTCTCCCAGCCGGATCTTCGCTGGTGGTGCTACCCAGGCACCTGATGATGCAACCCTGCAGGAGATGCTCGCATGAATCCTTACATCAGAGCTGCCAAGAAACACCCGAAGGTCAAGCAGCAGGCTGCTGAGCGCATGGGCAAACGACCCGTCAAACCTGAGCCACCTGTCAAACCCGAGCCACCCAAGGGCAAGCAGCGTGCCCGCCATGAGGACGGCACATTCCAAGCCGACAACCCTGCCACACCCGAGGTGGACGAAGCATGGGAAGCCTGATTGAACGCGAACTGGTCAACCACACCCAGTCGTTTCTCGGCAAGAACGACGTGCTGACGTATGGCTTCGCCAAGGGCAGTTATACGCCGCTCTACCGCGACTACATGAAGGGCATCATTGCCAAGGTTGATGACCGCCTGACCGGCATCAAGTTCGAGCGGGTCAAACCACGCGATGCCGACCTGATCATCAATCATGGCGAGCTTGCACCCGGCACTTCCGGAAGTGCAGTCTGGGATTCGCAAGGCTGGGAGATCAGGATGCCCGCTGGCAGCAGCTTCTCCACTACCGTCTTCCGCCATGAGTTGGGCCACGTACTCGGCCTAGGCCATGCACCGATGGGCAGCAACAGCCTGATGCAGCCGCAGATGAACGGCATCTACGACTTCACCGGCAAGGACTGGCGGGCGCTGGAGTCGATCTGGGGCAAAGGCCAGCTGTTCATGACTGACGGTCTTCTGCCACAAGCCGCTGCAGTAGCCCCCTAGGCCTAGCTACTGGCACTTTCCGCCAGCGTCGCATATCTTGGAATTAGCTGGAGCAGCGGGCTGGCACCCCTGCCCCATGACCACCCTGCTATTCCAAGGTGATGAAGCAATCGTATCTAATCGCTGCTGCCGCAAGCATTCCTGCTGTTTTGATCGTTTCGTGGTTTGCGGTCCCACTGATCTCTGTCCTGCTGTTCCCGCCTAAACCACAACCTGAAGTGGTGCGGAATGAACCTGAACCGCAGCCTGCGCCACAACCCGTCTCAACCGATCCCTACCGTGAGATCAGCAGCCTCGAGCTGACCTCCTGCTGGATGTTCCTACGGGACAGTGCCAAGGATCCCCGTAGCTTCCGTGTGCTCAGCAAGACCCCAGCCAATGGCGGCATCGTTGAATTCACTGCCACCAATTCCTTCGGTGGCCCAGCCAGGCACACTTACCGCTGCACCACGGGACAACTGCAATGAAAAAGCCGGGGCCCCTCAGCACCCGGCTCTCCCCTTTCATCCGTGCCTACCCTAACGATATAAGCACGACCTGCTGTGGAATCTGAACTGATCATCGAATTCCTCCGTAATGCCTTGCGGCAGAAACGGCTGGAAGATCGACTGATCAATCAGGCCATCGCAGACTTGCGCTCAACCTTGGCTGCTGTTGAAGGCATCCTGCAGGCTTCCTCTGCCTTGACCCTTGGCCCTGCTCGACAGCGGTCCATTGAAGCTGTTGCCGCTGCAGTGGCCCGCAACGTGCAGCAAACATGGGGTATCCCCCAGTTGGCCAGTCTGCAACAGGCCCTCGAGCCGTTCATTGAACAACAGCTGGAGTTTGGCCGGCGTGTTGTTGAGCTGGCTGGTGGCACCCTCTCTGCCCCTGGTGCGGCCAACCTTGGAGCAGCGCAAGCTGTCAACAATGCAGTGATTGGCGGCAAAACGCTAGCCGAAACCTTGACCACCAGCTTCCCTGCACTGGTCGCTGATCGGGTGGAACGCTACCTACGGCTGGGGTTACAGCAAGCTGCTGGTGAGGTTGAAATCATTGGCTACAAGGATGCGGTCGTCGCTGTCTCTGAACGCAATGTGACAGCCATTATCCGCACAGGCGTGCAGGAGGTGGCTAGTGCTGCACAACAGGCCATCTATGCCGTTGAGTCTGATCCGGCATGGCTTGAGGGAAGGCTGACCTGGACGGCAGTGTTGGATTCAGCGGTCTGCCCGGTGTGCATTGGTCTAGACGGGCGAGAGTATGAACTGGGCCAGCCGGGGCCATACTTTGATGGAAGGAACAAGGTGTCAGTTCACCCCTCTTGCCGCTGTTACCTCCTCCCCAGCAAGTGGCGGGAAGAAACTATGCAACCTCCTGATGGTGGCAAACCTCAGCCCGTGGCCAGGCCTGCCGAAGGCGATAGCGGTGAGCAGACCGTCAGCTTTCGCAAGACCGTCAACCAATGGCTTCGTGACAACCCAGAGACGACCAAGGAGATTTTTGGTAAACGTCTCGGCTCGCGTTTGCTAGACCGGGAGGACAAGCTAGACCTACCTAGCGCCATTAGACTTTGGCAAGCTCCTAAGGGCTCATGACCGTCACCGTTACTGCCACCGTTGGCGCGTCTAATGCCAACAGCTACCTGACGGTGGCCGAAGGTGATGCCTATGCCGCTCTGGAGCTGCGCACCCTGAGCTGGTCCACTGCCACAACAGACAACAAGGGCAAAGCGGTCATCGCTGCTACTGCTGCCCTTGATCAGCTTGAGTGGGTTGGCACCAAGGCCAGCACAACCCAAGCGTTGCTCTGGCCACGGTCTGAGGCTGCCTGCGGAGAGAAGGCTTACGACGATGACGAGCTACCGCTTGAGCTGAAGCGGGCCACCTTTGAGCTGGCCAACTCCCTGCTAGCTGATTCTGGCCTCCTGAGCAGCAGCAACCCAGCAGTAGGTGAACTGATCCCTGGCATCCCAAATGCCAACCTCAAGGCTGCTCGCATCGACGTGATCAGCGTTGACTTCCGCGATGGTGGCGGTGCTCCGGTCTACACCAATGCTTTGACCATGGTCCCGGCACTGAAGGGCATCCTCGGGTGCCTGTGCTTGAGCAGTCCGGTCAGCAGTGTTGGCAGCGTCAAGGTGCAACGCAGCTAATGGAACCCTCCAGCCAGCTGAACATGTTTGCTGGGCTGGGCGTTGCCGAGCAAAAGAAGCGGAACACTGATCTGCTGAGCACACCGTTGACAAGGCGTGAGCAGCGAGAGTTTGGCCGCTTGTATGCCGAGAACATCAAGCTGGTCAAATTCTTTCAGGCCAAGCTGGCTAGGAAGTACCGCTACTGCATGGCCATTGAGGACATCAATAGCTGCGTGGATTTTGCAGCGATCAAGGCATTCAGGGCTTGGGATCCGAATCGCGGCAAGCTGAGCACTGTGCTTTGGTGTTTTGCCCATGGCGAGGTCTTGCATTACCTGCGGGGCAACAACTGGGGAATCAAGGCCCCCCATAAGGTCAGGGAACTAGGCAGCAGTGCTCGGCGGTTGATTGATCAGGGTCTGACGGTGGAGCAAGTGTGTGATCGGCTGCGGTGTGCCATGGATGATCTGAAGGATGCCTTGGTGGCCACGGCAGGCATTGCCCACGAAACGATGGGGTTTGACCTGCACCTGTCGAATCAGCCAACACCGTGGGAATGGCTTGAGGCGCAAGAGGCAAGCTAGGGTCAAAGGGATTCTTGACCATGGCTACCGGCGCATTCTTCGCAGCCTTCGGCTACAAGTTCTATGTGAAGAAGGGGACCACCGCGAGCACGGTTCCCACTTCAGGGTCTGGCCTGGTCGAAGTGCTGAGCCTTGAGAATGCTGGCATCCAGGGTGCATCCTCGACTACTGAGGTGATCGACTATGGCAGCTCGCAAGGCTTTTCGGCCAGTCTGGTGACGGGTCAGAGCTACACGATCCCCTGCACGATGAACCTTGACCTGAATGACTCTGGTTACAAGGAGCTGAAGGATGCGGCGCTGAATGCTGCCACTGGCGTGACGGTGCAGTGGTATCGGGAATCGCCGGAGATGAGCACCACGGGCGATCCTGAAAAGCACGCCGGCATTGCGTTTGTGACTGACTTCAGTGAGGACATCCAAGCTGGCAACGTGGCGAAGGTGACCTTTACGCTGACTGGTTACGGGGCTTATACCTGGACGGCTGAGACGAACGTCTAAAGCTGACGGCCTGCTAGAGCCTGCCATTGAGCCCTGAAGAAGGGTTCCAGTGGCAGGTTGTCTAATGCTTTGCCGATCCAGTCGCGTGGGGGGTAGTTCTTGCCGGGGACGCCACGGAGGATGAAGCCCGCATAGGTCACACCACTGTTGCCCCACGTGAATTCCAGTGTGGTGGCATTGATGCGATTGCGGCGCTGGGATTTGAGAAATGCCCCAGTGTCCACGATGTCTCGAGGGCTGCCTTCAATGGTGCCGTTTCGGCGGTAGGTCGTGACCGGCCAACTGAATTGCACCAGTTGGATTTCCTCTTTGAGCTGCTGATCCATGGCCTTGCCATAGGCCGTCATGATTGCAGGAATGCGCAGCTTGAGCTGTGTGCCGTTCCAGCCGGTCAGCTTGTAGGAGACCTTAACGCTGACCATAGATGGCCACCCTGATCCGGTCACCAATGACAGATTGCAGTGTGCTGCCGATCAGCCCTGTTGTGCCATACGGGTGCCGAGCGGCCATGATTTCACAGGTCTTGGCAGCTTGGCCAGCAAAGGCAAGGGTGCCTTGAGTGCCGGGTTTGATCCGAGCATCAAGGGCTTGGGGATTGATGGCATACCCCTCAAAGATTTCGGTGTAGGCCTCAACGCCTGGCAGCTCGGTCTTATCTGGTGAACCTTGCCGCAGGAACGCTGAGATGGTCACATTTTCTGTGGCTGCCGTGACGTTGCCCGTAGTGGCATCGGTGACAGTGCCCGCTGTAGGGAGGGCCAGGACGAGGGAAGCATTGGCAAGGGAAGCTAATGCTGATGCCATCGTCTACACGCCTGTGGCATAGGTTTCCGGCAACCTAGAGGCAGTGAAAGAGAGGGGCAGTGGCAGACTCGCTTGGGCAAGCGGTACTGACGCTGACCGTTGACGATAAGCAGTTCAATGCTGGTCTGAATCAGGCAAAGCAAAAGGCTGAGGGTGCGTTTGCCAGTGTCAAGGGCCCCAATCTTGGCGGTGCATTGGGAGCGATCACCACGGGGTTGGCAGGTGCTGCGGTGTCTGCTGCTGCTGTTGGTGCTGCAGTAGCGGGCATCGGCTTTGCAGCAACGCAGTCTGCTGGACAGATACAGAAGCTGACAGCTGCCTTTACTGGCCTGACTGGTTCTGCTGAAGCTGCTGGGCAACTGCGTCAAGCATTGTTTGATCTGAGCAAGACGACACCATTCAAGAATGAGGAGATCCTGCAGTCTGCTCAGCGATTCTTGGCTGTGGGTGTCAGCGTTGAAAACTTGAATGGCACCATCAACCGTGTGGGGGCCATTGCAGCGCAGTCTGGCCAGTCGCTTGAACGTTTGGCATTGATCTATGCCCAGGTCTATGCCAAAGGCAGGCTGCAAGGTGAAGAGAACCTTCAGCTGCTTGAGGCTGGTGTTGACCTGACACAAGAGTTGTCGCAGGTGACCGGCTTGTCTGGTCAGGCTTTGCAGGATGCCATGAGCAAAGGGCAGATTGGCATTGATAAATTCAATGCTGCCTTGGTGCTGGCTACTGGTGATATGAAGGCACTGGAGCTGGCAGGCAAGTCAGTTGATACTCAGTTCAACAATATCTTTGACAATCTTGGCCAGCTGTTCGGTGGGTTTGCTACGGCTTTAGCCCCGGCATTATCAGCAGCCTTCCGGGTGATCAACGAGGTCTTTGATGCTGCGTTTCCAGACCTTGATTCAATCACCAAATTCTTTGCCCCGTTGACGCAGGAAGCTCAGCGGTTTGCTCAAGTGCTTGGGGATAGCCCTGGTGTGATTGAAGTAATCGCTGGTGGCCTGCGCAACTTAGGCGAGGTGGTCATTCAGAATATTGCCGATGGCATTAGCTTTGTTAGCAATGTCTTGGAGAACATTGACCAAGAGAAGTTCATCCAAGGGTTTATCAATGCTGAGATCGCAGTTAGGCGGGTCTTTTTGGCTGCGTCTGCGCTTGGTGCTCAGCTGGCCAAGAATGCAGAGCTGTCATTCCGTGCAGTCCGCGATCCTGGCAAGTTCTTTCAGGACATCACCAAAGCTGGTGGCTTTGGCAAGTTTATTGAGAAAGAGTACAAGAATGTTGAGGCCAAGTGGGATGCTTGGGCCAACTCCGAACCTTTAAAATTCCCTGATCTTACTGGCGATGGAAGTGATCAGGCAAGCAAGATCGCTGGTGACCTTGACAGCAAACTAGGCGGTGCTGGTGCCACCTTGGCCAAAAAGGTTGAGGATGCCGCCCTCAAGCTCAAAGAGGCTGCCATTGAGGGCGCCAATGCCTATGTCCAGGCCATCCAAAGGTTGACCGAATCCAGAGTGCAGCTAGCTGAGCTACGTGGCAAACCCGAAGGCCTCAACCGTTTCCTGTCTGGTCAAGAGCAGTTTGACCGCACTCGTAACGCCATCATCAGCCTTGGCCCTGAGCTGAATCAATCCCTCGAGCAAGGGGCCAGCCTGCTCCGTTCTCAAGGTGTCGGCATTGGTCGGGAGTTGTTCGGCAACCTTCGGGCAATCTTTGATAACGCTGTCACTGGTCGCAGCGCCAACCAAGAGGGCCTGCTGGCCTTGACCCAATTCATCCGTGACGTACAAGCCGAGCGTGGGGCAGAAGCTGGTGTGAAGACTGCTGAGCGTGAACTGGCAGACGTACAGAAAGGCTTGATTACCAGCAACACTGAACTGCGGGATGCCGTGGCTGCCCTTGTCCAGAAAGACTGGAGCGTCCAGGTCAACCTGAATGGAGACAAGGGCGCATCTGTCATCGGTGATGTCGCAGGAGCACTCTGATGACCGTCACCATTGGCACCTTCAGCACTAATGCCCTCACGGCCCAACCCTTCGGCTACGAAGGTGAAGCCCGCACCGGCCTAACAGCTCGCACCTTCCGTGTTGCTGGCCTGCTGACCGCTAGCCAGTGGCAAGCTCTCATCACTGAATACAACACCTGGCGAAACGCTCGGATCACCGACGAAGACACGCTCAGCAGCGGCACCGTTGGCACCACCGTCAGCCTGTCCATCACCTCGACCAATGGCCTAAGCGTGACCAGCTTGGCCTGTTGGTTCACTGAGCCTCCCACTGGTGAACAAGCTGGCACCTATGTCTCGGCCACCATCACGTTGGTTGATGCTGCGCAGGCCCTGGCAGTGCTGTTGCGCAGTCAGGAGAAGTCAAGGCAGGAATCTGAAGCCACACGCCCCAGCCTTGGCACGCTGACCTTTGGCTCTGCTGTGGTCACCTTGACCGCCCCTGCTGACACCCGGCAGGATGGGCCTTCTGTTGCGCTGACGGCTACAGGCAAAAGCTATGTGACCGGCCCGCTGGTGGCGCACAAGATCCGCCAGGTCGAGGGCTTCATCAGCTCTGGCACGTATGCCAACCTGCTCAGCTGGTATGACTCCACTGTCGCCAGTGTGCCCTCTGCTGGCACGTGGTTCCCGATCAACCCACCCACGGCCACGGCTGAGGTGATCATCACGGGTGGGGTCAAGGCCACAAGGTACAACGTGCAGATGACCGTGCTGGAGGTGATCTGATGCCGATTGACATCAGGGCCAACGTGACCTGCAGCCTTGGCACGCTGATCAGTGCCAGTGTCAGTGATGACTATGTGCAGGGCAGCGGGCTAATCAAGACCAAGGGCAGCTGCGAGATCAGCGGCCTGATCAGTCCTGCGGTGGGCAGCGTGGTCACCTTCAACTACACCAAGAGTGGCGTCACCCGTTCGGTGCCTAGGAAGCTGCGGGTGCTCTCAAGCTTTGCTGACCCCTACCGCCGCACCACCAAGGTCGAACTCGGCTGCAAGCTGACCTACCTCCAAGATCTGAAAGACCGGCTCAAGTGGGATGCCCTTGACGACCCTGAAAATGAGGAGATCACCGAAGCTGAAAGCCAGATCGTCACCTTTCCCATTAGTGCCACATCAGTTGCTCGAGAATGCCTGACAAAGCTGGGCATCACCGCATCTTCCATCCCACTGACCAACCGCTTCAGTATTCCTGAGTTTGACTTTGGCAGCGGCTATGTCCAGATCCTGAGTGATCTGCTTGTCTCGGAGTCTTACTGCGGCTACCTCGACTTCAGCGAAACGCTGCAGATCATCAGCCTGGCCGCTCCACCTGGGACGGGTCCATCATTCGGCACTGACAAGGTGATTGATGTTGGCCCCATCGGTGTTGGCGATCTTGCTGGCGATGCGGTCACCGTCAGCTACAGCACCCTCAAACTCAAGGTGCCCGATGGCACTGAGGTGGCCGAGCGTGAAGAAGGCGAAGATTCACCGACCTCCCTGATTCCCCGTAGCTCATCTGGTTGGGGGACTGATGTTGCCACAACCTCTGCTAGCAGTGTTGCATCTGTGGCCTACACCGCTCCTGATGGCACTGAAATCATTGCCACCTATAACACCAAGACCAGCACCAGCGAACAGACAACTTACGCTAAGCGTATCTTCAAAGGTGAAAACCGCTACGTCGTTGTTCGCCGGCAGATTAACGAAGACACAAGCCTGATTCAAATTGCGGGCAACATTGCATCGGCATACTTAAGCAACGGTAGAGCGTTTGGCAACAGTCAGGCTTCCTCAACCACTGTAGAAACCTTTGACTACGACATTGATGGCAACGAAACATTTCGCGAATTGATCCGCACCGGCAGCGCTGCATTCCTGGCCGGTGCAGCCTCCATTGGCTGGGTCTACCCCAATGAGGACGGCAGCAATACGTTCATCCCAATCCCTACTGGAACGGTCACCTTGGAGCGGACCACCGTCAACAGCTACACCAACGGGGACTATCGCAAGACCATTACCCGTCGCTTTCAGCCTTGGATTTACAGCTCTGCTGGTCAACAGGCGATTGCTGAAAGCCGTGAATCAACCTCAACGGTTGATGCTGCCAACTCGATCCTCAGCACGATCTACAACGGCCTTGTGCTGGTTGATGTGACAGTGAACACCACCCGTTCCGCTCCTGGTGCTGGAACACAGGAGGCCCCTTTGCCTGAGGACATCAACAACGAAAATCTGGCCGACTCCAACACGGCAGACCCTGACAACGGTTTCCGCACTGAGAACACAAGCGAGGTCGAGCTGGCATTAGGCAGCCGCACTGCGACCCGTCGTATTGAGTTTTCGTTGCCGTATGCCCCTGACGATAGGTTTGTGCGATCTGTCAAATCGGTCAGCCCCACAACCTACAGCTACACCGCTTTCAGTAGTGACGCTCCAGCCAAGGCCAAGCTGTACGGCACCACACAGAACCGCATCCTGTTTGGCAACCGCAACGGCATGAACATCCAGACCGTGCCCGAGAACCTACCGGCTGCACCATTCGGCCCCTTCTACCTGACCGCTAACGGTGTCGTCACCCAGTACCGCACCAACGGCACGTCTTGGACGATGGATTCCGAGGGGATCGTTGCTTCTACTGATGGCCTCTACTGGGGCGTTGTCGGGAGGACCGCATGACCACCATCACTGCCCCGCTGACGTCAATCGCACTCGCGGCACCTGTGCCCGACGTGGTGCGGAGCTGCGTTGTCTCGCAGCCTTCCCCTCCACCGGCCCCCGGCGAAGAACCACCGTCCCCGGTCACAGTCCCCGGCATCTACACCCCCATCGCGCCGGGCGTCACCTACGCCAACCTCCCGGTCGCGCCGTCAGTCATTGACACCTCACCAGATCAGATGATCGGGTGCATCGTCACCGTTGCTGACAACCCCCAAGGCAGGCTTGATGCCCTCTTCCCCTCTGCCGTGGATGGTGATGGCGTCATTGACCGGACCACCAATGACATCTGGGTCTACAACGGCACCACATGGGACAACGTTGGCCCTACGCCTGGTCCGACCATCGTTGCCACCGTGGTCATCCCCCCGTGGAACGAAATTGTGCTGGCTGTCGCTCGCACCCGCACCAAGCTGACCGTCACCTCTCTGCCCTATGCCCTGACGCTGCTAACTGAGCCCGACCCGATCATCACCAAAACCAAGGTATCTGCTCGCCGTCTGCTCAAGCCTCAACCCGTTGCCCTGACGCTGGAAGGCCATCCCCCTTACGTCAATGAAACTGTCATCCAGCCGCCAACGGCTACAACTACGCTGATCGGCTTTGCTCCTGAAATCAGCACTTCGTTTGTGGCGTTAGCTCCATCTGTGGGCTTGCAGCTGACTGCTTTGGCTCCTGTTGCCGTGGGTGGTGGTGCCTCGGTAGTCCTGCAACCTCCAAGCGCTGATATTGCTGTAACAGCGGCAGTCCCGGCAGTGACAAGCACTATCAACGTTTCGGCCATTACCTACAGCCAGTCGTCTGTGTGGTCTGGCTCCACAGCGGCCAACAACACCATCATGACCGATGGATCGTTCACGAACACAGGGGCTGCCACCGATCTAGGCACCAGTTCATGGGTGCGTATGGATCTTGGTAGCACCAAGGCAGTTGGCAGCGTCGTCATCGGCACTGCCACTAGCAACATCCCCGGCGGATGGACAAAAGCTTACACCGAAAACCTGGACGTTGAGTATTCACTGAACGGCACCAGCTGGACAACAGCTTTCAATACCGGCACGTTTGCGGTTAACGGTATCTACACATTCTCAGTAGACTTTTCCGCCCGTTACATCAGAATCGTCGTTGCGGATGAGTACGTGGCTATTTCTGAGTTCTACGCTCTCGCACCGGGTCAGACCTATCCCTAGTAGGCCGTTACCCTGCTACTCGGCAAACTAGGTGCAAAGCTGAACTGCGTTCGTGGCTGTCACAATCTCACCGTATAACCACACGGCTGCCCGCTTTGGCAGCGGCGCAAACGCAGTGGGTGATACCTACAAGCTGATGCTCTGCACGGCGGCCACCTTCAACGCTGCCAACACCACGCTCGCCGGCATCACCAAGACTGAGGTGACCAACGCCAACGGCTACACCACAGGCGGGGCCACTCTGGCCAACGTGGCTGTGACCACCGTCACCACCAATGACGCCAAGTTTGACGCTGATGATGTGACCTGGAGCGCCACGGGAAGCGGGATCACCGCCAGCTACGCCATCCTCTACAACGACACCGATGCTGATGATCCCCCAGTGGCCTTCATCGACTTCGGCGGTTCTGAGTCTGCGGCCAGCGGCACCGACTTCCTGATCGTCTGGAACGCCAGCGGCATCTTCACCTGGACGGTTGCCTAATGGCCATCTCCACCACGATCAGCACCAAGGAACTGGAGCGTCAGGCTGCCTTGGTCTTTGAGGGCGAAACCCTGAAGGTCATGCTCTGCCAGGTTGGCGTGACCGGCTACACAGCAGAGAGCACCGTGGCCAACTGGCAGTCTGTCGAGGTCAGCGGTGGCGGTTATGCCCGCTATTCCGAGGTCATCGGCACCGGCAGCTACAACGGGACTGCAGGCGTCTATCAGCTCCCTGCCATTGATGCCGAGTTCACCGCGACGGGTGCTGGCTTCACCTATGACCGCATCGTGCTCTACATCGACGGGGCTACGTATCCGCACTCGGTCATGGTCGAAGACCCCAATATCGTCCTTCTCGCGGGTCAAGTTCAGACGTACAGAATCGACCTCAGCCAGGATGATTGAGCTGTGACGACCCGTATCACGGTCACCACAGATAGCGGCGGTTTACTGGATCGCAACGCCCAGCAGCAGGCCGCCGCACGACAAGCCGCACTTTTGAAAGCACAGGCAGAGAAGGCCGCCGCCTTAGGTGAGGCCCAGTTACGCCAAGACCGCATCAACGCCGGCCTCGACCCAGCCACAGGCCGCCCCCTCCCCTTCACCGGCTCAACCCTCAGCCGCGTTAACCAGCAGCCTGCTGCCTCTCGCCAAGGGCTGGATTTACGTGTAAACGTCTTCGGCCTTTCTGCCTCTGTGTTTACCGAAAGGACCGAGGATGGCAGAACTTACTACGATTTCACAAGAACAGTAACCATACATCCGCCCCGAGCTTCTGCCCCTATTGTATTTTCTCAGGCAGGCGATGTATTTGAACGCACACTGCCGGAGCTTGACCCAGCCGAAGACATCTCAACATACATCTCAACCCCATTTCTTGACCGAACGACAATAAGCACAGCGGGTTCTGGTACAGATACTAATTTCTATACCGCTAGTGGTGAAACCTATGGATTCTATGATAGCGGCATACCCTCTCCTTCTTACTTTGATTCATGGCGCTACGACATATTACAACAGAGCGCATACACGCACATCGTTCCTGCTGGAACAGGGAGTGCATACGTCATCGTGGCATTTGACGTCAACTACAAAGCAGAGCGCATCAGGACAACATACACAAGATCGGGCACCATATTCAACCCTCCCACTTCATACGACAGCACCACAACAGTAACCGCAACGATCTCAACGCTATTTCAACATTCTTATGAGTCCCGCAATGTAGAGTGCTTTTTCGTGACAGACACAACGGCTGTCAGAGTAAACACACCAACTACATTGCAGGCTAGGGTTGATGCCCTATACCCTGCTCCAGTCAAAAACGCTACAACCGAAATAAACGCAGGCACCTTCGGGCCATTCCCAGGAGTCAGCACCCCTAACACGCGCACCAGGACAACTGTCTCTACTGGCGGATCAACATTTACGTGGGCAGAAACATCTTCTTACACTGCTGTTACTGTCCCAAAAGCTGAAAGCACAGCTATACCCTATGCAGCGCCACTATCCCGATACCTCGGTGGTTCGCTTGCTTGGACTCCTGCCGCTGCCCTAACGCTTCTTGCAGGGCCAGTCACAACGAAAACCCAAAGCGAGGTAACACCAGAAGAGATAGCTACGTTTAACAATTACATATTCATGGAGTCTCAAGGCTTTGGCGCAAACAACATAACTAACACACGCAAATACTATATTGACACCTTCGACGGTACTGACACTGAGGGAAACCGATATACCTTTGTAGAATACTCAGAACAAAGACCAACCACATGGGGCGATCCAGTACCAAATGGCAAAACCTGGCCAAGATCACCCGTTGTTACGCCCGCCTTGCAAGGTGAGTACACTCGGCACTCTAACTGGGGAAACTCAGCTATTTGCTCAAGGTATGTGGCGGCGCTTGGTCTTTCTCCCTCCCCTTCACCATGACTGACGCCAAAGCCCTACTGCAAAAAGCCCAGACCCAAACGCAGGCTAACCGCTATGCGTTTCTCATTCGTCAACTCAACGCTAAGCTCACTAACAACATCCGTAATTCCAAGTGACGACACTACCGTTCGTCGAATCTCCAGCTTCCCATTCAATTCGTCGTCTTGGCACCCCTGCTTCTGGCATCCTCGAGATGCCTGTCATTGGTGGGTTGACCGTTGATGAGTCGGCCATCATTTCAGAGATGCTGGCCTCTGAACGCTCAGCCTTTGTTACTGGTGCTGCAGCAGCAGACGTGATTGCCAAGGTCGAGGAAGTCTCCCTGACTGAAGCGTTCCAGATCATTGAGAAGGCTGTCATGGGCAGACCTTTGGATGGTGACGCAGATCAAATCCGCATCCGTCATGCTGACCGGATTGCTGAGGTGGCCCGCGTCTATTCCAAGGCAGGCCAGGCCAACATGGAAGCGACCGTGACTGCCCTGATCCGCTGCAGGCTCAAGCTGCCGGAGTGGACAGTTGAGGAGACCCGTGGACTGCATAAGGCCCTCTTTGATGCCATCTGGGAGCTGGCACAGGAGGAGCAGGCTACAGAGCAGATGCCTGCTAGCCCGCCAACGGAGGAAGACCTGGGAAAGCAGCTGCCGGCCACTGGGAACAGCAGGAAGCCGACTGGTCGAAAATCTTCTGGGAGCTAGCTAACGGTTACCCCGGCCAGTTTGACCGGCAGACCTTTGGCCAGGAGAAGCGGGTCGTGGTGCTTAAGGCCTGGCGGACGCTGCACAGCATTAGACGGGAACAGGCAGCAATGGCAGAGCTGCCGGTGGCGAACCTGTCGGCCTTGATGGCCAACATGAACCGCGACCCGAAGAAGGCTAAGCCATTCAGCTTGTATGACTTCTGCGTCTTCAATGACAAGCCTGATGATGGCCCCGGCCAACTGTCACCAGAGGTGGCTGCTGTGGCCCTGGCATTGCGGCATGAGGACCGTGCACCTCGAGGAGTGCTGGCCATTTGGGATTCGATTCTGGCAGCTGCTTCAGAGTCGGCCAGTGTGCCAAGCATCAGGGCATTGGCATCCTCCGATGATCGGGTCTGGATTCTGTGCCCACGATGGGAGGGCCCGCATGTGCGTGGTGGGTTGGTCTGTGTGCTGGGCCAGGCCCATGGGTTGATTGAGGTCAGGGACATTGACCGCCCGCTGGCCAGCTATCAGGTCAGTGTGCCCAATCGAAGGTTGGCCGGCTGGATTGAAGCTGACCTGCTGTTGAAAGGGGAAACCTAAGGATCAGGAGGCCTAAAGCTGATGACAGTATTGGAGCTGCGCAATGCACTGGCAGCCTTGCTGACCGCATCCTTGGGCACCTACACCTTGGGCAACGGCAGCACCACACCAGCAATCAGTGTGCGGGCCGTGGGCGAAAGGAGGCCAGTGGATACCACGGTCACGGGACTGGAGGTGGTCATTGTCCGTGACCCTGAGCTGACGCCAGTTGAGGTCTACAAAGAGCCTGGTGCGTTCAGGGAATGGACGGTCTACTTGATTGACTGGTCTGATGCCACGAGTCTCGAGGCTCCTGCGGCAGCGGTCGTCGCGGCCTATCCCGGCACGCTTGTCAGAGCAGCGAGTGTGCCCAAAGGAGTCGGTCCGCAAAACCAGATGGAACTGACGATCAGGTTCCAGTAGCGGAAACCTAGAAGTGTCGTGCTCCAGCTTTGGTTGTGACTCCCGAGCAGCAACCACCACCCTTTGTGGAACGGAGGACGCTGAGCCGTGTGCAGGTCATGGAGGCCACTGCTGCGGCAGTGCTTGCCGCCGCCATTATCGGCACCGCTAGCGGTGTGGGTTGGCTCGTTGTCCAGCTTCCCACCCGTCTTCAGCAGTTGGAAAACCGGATGAACCAGATTGTTGAAAACCAGGAGCTGTTTAACCAGAAATTCATCCAACTGGAGAAAACAGTGCAGGAACACGACCGCCGCATCATCCGCTTGGAGCTTTCCCAATGAACCGCTTTGTCAAGGGTCAGGTTGATGCCAGCTTGTTCATCCCGGTCTTGATTGGGTTGATCTATGCCGGAAGCGGAGGCTGGACCGCTGAACGGTGGAATGGTGCCTTGGCCATCATGGGCATCGGTGCTGGCACTCGAGCTGGATTTGAGCGCGGCTACAACACGTTCAACCCTGACCTGCGGCAGCCGCAACAACCCCGCGATGAGCATGGGCGATTCTCGCGGCGCGAGGAATGATGGACGACAACCAGCACCAGCGGCGAGTCACCGACCACTGGCACATCATGGAACTGGTCATCCCCGTGGGTGCCATGTTCCTGCTGATCATCGGCGCAGTGTTCGCCTGGACGTTGAGCAGTACCGTGCATGAACAGCACCGGCTTCGTGGTGAACATGGTCAGCTGCTGGAGCAAATCACCCATTCGTGCAAGGGGCGCAAGTGATGGCCGTTCACTGGAGCTGGGATGACCTACGGATCATCGCGGACATCGTTGCTGGAAGCCTGCTGGCAGGCACACTCCGTCTGATCGTGCTCAAGGCGTTCCTTGAACCCATCGCTGCCTACGTGGGACAACAGGCATACCGCCGCGCTGATCGAGCAGTCGGTGGCCGGCTGCCGGATCTACCGCCAATCGCTGAACCCTGATGACTTACGCCTCGGTCCGCGCTGCAGCGGAACATGCCGCTCGCCAGGGCGCGCTCACACCGCATCAGCTGGCTGCCTTCGGCTGGTTGGATGAATCGCTAAGCACCGAGCAGCGTCAAGAATTCACGGAGCTGTGGCGAGCAGCGGGGAGCCCAGCAGCGCCAGCTGATCCTGACTGGCTGGCGCCTGCGCTGAAGATCATCCGCGAGTTTGAGGGCTGCCGGCTTGAGGCATACCGCTGCCCTGCTGGCGTGTGGACGATCGGCTACGGCACCACCCGCTATCCGAACCCTGGTGGTGGGCCGGTGCGCAAGGGCGACTCAATCATGCAGCAGCAGGCTGAAGACTTCCTACGCCATGACCTGCTGACCCTGCGCGGTCCCGCCCTGCTGGATCTGCTGCCCATGGCCACCAGCTGGGCGCCCAACCGCATCGCCGCATTGGTGTCCTGGGCATACAACGTAGGCCTGGCTGCCGTTGAGGATTCAACCCTGCGCAAGCGGCTGAACGCTGGTGAGGATCCCGTAGTGGTGGTGACGGAAGAACTCCCCCGATGGAACAAGGCAGACGGCAAGGTGCTCGAGGGCCTGGTGCGTCGCCGCAATGCTGAGGTGGCGCTGTTCGTTGGTCAACCGCTCCAGCAGTCCGGCCATGGCAACCCGCTGCAGGTTCCCTGGTTTACGCAGATGGACAGTGCCGACCGCGACCAAGCGGCACGAATGTGTTTCTCCAGCAGCTGCGCCATGATGCTGGCCTACCTAAAGCCTGGTGTGCTCACCGGCCCCAACGGTGATGACCAGTATCTGAAGCGCGTCCTGCAATACGGCGACACCACCAACCCATCAGCGCAGATCCGTGCACTATCCAGTTACGGCGTCAGGGCCAAGCTCACGAAGGTGGCCGGCTGGCGCACGCTTGAGGATCAAATCGCTGCCGGTATTCCCGTGCCCTGCGGGTTCCTGCATCGTGGCCCTGTCACTGCACCATCAGGTGGCGGTCACTGGCTTTGCGTGGTGGGCCACACCACAACCGATCTGATCGTGCATGACCCCTTTGGGAAGGCCGACCTGGTGACCGGCGCAACGATTGGCAGCCCTGCACGGTTCGCCAAATACTCCCGCCAGTATTTCGGCCCACGCTGGGAAGTTGAAGGCACGCGAACAGGCTGGGCGATCATTGCCGAAAGGTGAAAGATGCCTTCCTGCTGCGCTTGCTCGGCTGGGTCTTCCTGGCGCAGTTCGCCATCTACCTCGCTGGTGCCGCAAGCTGCATTTACATCGGCATCCGTCTGGAGCGTGCAGTCTGCGCCGACTTTGACGCCAACCTACAGCGCACCTTTGAGAGTGCCACTGCCACCGTGCTGGCACTGCTTGGCGGTCGAGCACTCAACAAGGACTAGGGCGTTTTCATCCCTCGGCTTGCGCAGATCACCCGCAACACCTCCAGTGCTCGCTGTCCGCAGTAGCAGTTGACTGCCATCCCTGCTGCTACAACCTGCCAGACCGCTGATCCTCGTTCGTCCAAAACAACTGTGATGTAAGGCACAACATCAACAGCCATGGCGGGCAACATACATACAAGACCTTGCTTAAGTTGCCAGTGGCTTGGAGTGAATGGTTAGTCCCGAGATTAAGCATTTCTGCAGAAGCGCAGATGCACAGTCACCTCTCCGCAATCAAACGTGAAGGGCCTGAGAACGTTGACCAGCTTGTGAACATTGCTTGCTCACTGGCTCAACAAAATGCAATGCAATCTGCAATCATTCGTCAAGCCATCCATCACGTGAGTCTGCTTGAAATGCAGGCCGAGCTAAACAACCGCAAGCATCCCCCACGGATCATCCGCTGGTTGCTTGACCTGTTTAGCCAATAGCATCTGCCGCTGCAGGGCCTTGTAGGCTCGTTCAGCTTGAAGCCTGACTGCTTCACGGGTCACATTCAGTTTGCGACCAATGGCCGTAAACGTGTGTGGCTCGTTGCCATCCAAGCCATAGCGCAGCTTGATGATCAACTGTTGCCGTTCAGGCAGCGCAGCCATGGCCGTGCTCAATAGTTCCGTGTCAATCTGATCTGACACCTGTTCAAGATGCTGGTCCGCATCAGAGCCATCCCCGATCAGTGCGCCAAGATCACTGCCATCATCAAAGATGGCAATATCAAGGCTGGCGCAGGGTGCAGCCAGCAGCAGGGCCCTTTCGTATTCATCTTCAGTGATGCCCATTGCTTCGGCCACTTCTGGCCTGCTGGGCTGCCGGCCTAGCTCACCGGCTAGCCGCTGGATGATGCGGTTATGCCCCATAAACTTCTCAGCAATCTTGTGGGGCAGCCTGATTGGTCTACCGTTGGCCTCGATGCCACGGGTCATCATTTGAGTGATCCACCAGTAGGCATAGGTGGAAAACTTGTAGCCCCGTTCAGGGTCAAACTTCTCAACGCCACGGATCAGGCCGAGGATGCCGTCTTGCATCATGTCTTCGGCACTAGCCTGGAATCCACCCATGGACCGCTGGCGTTTACGGCAGATGGCTGCCACCAGCTTGAGGTTGGCGCTGATCATGCGATTGCGAGCAGCGATGCCGCGTTTGATGATCCGCTGTTCAGCTGTGGTGTAGGGCCCGCTGTTTTCCTCTTTGAGCTGCATCATGGCTTGGATGCGGCGGCCTAGGTGGATTTCTTCTGCTGGCGTGAGGAGGGGAATCCTGCCGGCCTCGTTCAAGAAAACATCAAGGGTGTCTTTCATTAGAGGTGTCCTCGACTGGCAGTGACAATCTGATCGCCGTTGTAGTTCCCAACGACCGCATAGCTTTTGATTGGCACGTCGGCCATTACATAGAAGATCATCTGGCCGATCTTCATGCCAGGCCAAATTGGCACCGCATGAAGCTGTCTGCTGTTGTGCAGTTCAAGCGTCATCACTGAACCGTTGAATCCAGGGTCCGCAAACCCTGCAAGAAGATGCTCAATCCCTTCCCTGGCCCTGCTGGACTTCAGGACGAACTGTGCCGCTAGATCGACTGGGATATTGAAGACCTCAAGGGTCTGGGCTAGCACAAACTCACCGGGGCGCATCATGTACGGGTGCTCTTGGCTGTGGTGCTCGAGCGGATACGGGACCAGCTGCGGTGATTGGGCAGACTCAATCAAGAGCGTGCTGCCAAGCCTGACGTCAAGGCTTGCTGGGTTGACCAGTGCTGGATCAAACGGTGTGACCATGCCGCCATCACAGCGAGCCTTGATCTGAAAATCAGCAAGAATGCCCATTGGCTTGTTTGGTGTTGAATAACGGAGAATTGATCGGGTGGTCTTGTTTAAGCAGTCTTCCAGTGGTAACCAGCAGCGGTCTCATTTGTATTGAGCACTGCTCTTAGCCGTTGTGGGGTCACATAAACTGACTTTGCCGCTCGATAGATTGACGAATACCGCCGCCCGCGCTCAATGCAGATCACAGGTTTGCGGGCCCATGGTTTCGGCAGTTCCATGGCTACGATTCGCGCTGCGGTCTTCTCGTTGTTAAAGAGCATGACCAGCGTTGATTCAGACTGCCCACCAAATAGGTAAGGCCGTTCTTCGGCCAATCGCCGCAAGCTATCCCTGGTAAAGAAGTGGACGTTATGTGGACCGTGGGGATAGTCGCGGGTTTTCAACCAGCCATTGGCAATCCACCGTTGGACGGTTGAATGCGAAACCCTCATGAGCTGGGCCACAAAACCAGTCGTGACCCATTCACCAGTGGATCGCCGCTGAAGGCCAAGGCCATCGCACTTTCGCTTTAGGGCAGTCTCTGACCGCTCGATGAAGCCCCGACCTTTGGCCTGACTGTTGTAAGCAGGCGTGACCATTGGCCAGGGCATATCACCACAGAGCGACATCAGAATTTCAAGTTCTGCGTCAGACCAGTGGCGATGTCCCATCTCAGAATGCAGGCTCTTCGGATGAGAGGGTCACAGCTTGTGGGTTGATGGTGCCAAAGCTGCCGCGCTGGCCATCACGACCTTTGCCGTTGATGTAGACGCCAGTAACCTCAACCTCGCTCTTGGTTGCATAATCCCAGATCTTGCCCGTCTTATGACGGGAAGGATCATCAGCCAAGTTCATCAGGTACTGGGCAAAGGCATACGCTGATTCCAGTGGGATGAATAGCGACAGGTTAATGGGGTTTTTGCCCGACTGGTCATACCTGTTCTCTCCAGTGCTCCACTTCACTGGCTTGGGCAATGCAGGAGTAAAATCGCTCATGGGATTGGGGGGAGTTGATAGTGTTGACGAATGATGCGGTGGGCCATTCCGCTAACGGTCAGGCCATTAGTTGAGGCATCTGCTACAAGCAGTTCATGGGCATCAGGCCAGAGGTAAACGCCAACGCGATGGCCGCTGTCAGTGCCAAAAAGTGCTTGCCGCATCTGGTGTGCTTCGCTGCTGCGACCAAGACGCTTGCGTTCGTTAGCCCTAGTGCTCATGAGCAGCCCGAGACCTCCCAAGCATCCAAGCGATCAGGTGCGCTTGGGTTGATGTTGAAGATGACGCTGGCCACTTGCACATCGGAAACCTTGTAGAACTCCCGTGTGGCCCGCAGCTGCTCAAGCACAGTCTCCATAAGCGTGTAGCGGAACGCTTGCCGTGGGTCGGCTGTCCAGGTCAGTTTCCCGTTCAGTGCTCCTGATAGGTACTGCCCCGTCTCCGTGTGCTGCACTAGGAAACGTTCCCGTTGCAAGCATGGTGCGGAGTTCAGCGGCAATCCGCTCGAGGACTGCTCGCCGGACGCAGTGTGTCCCATAGGCCGTGATGCGTGATTCAAAGGCTGCCGCAGCGAAGACTTTGTGCTCGTCCTGCTCGAGCTGACGGCTGGCCTTGTCGATGTGGTGGATCGCATAGACGATGTGCTCATGAGTCGATGCCTGTGACATTGGAGATGGTCTGCGAGAGGAAGTCGATGTGCTCTTGCGTCTTGATGTGGTCTGCGATGCCGACACCTGCAGGCAGGCCGTATTGCAGACGGAACGCATCGACCAGTTGGGAACGCTGGTCAGGATCAAGAGCAAGGATGGCCTTCTTGATGGCATTCAGCGCATCAGGGGAGGCAGCAGGGACTGCTGGGACCGCTGGGGCAGGGGAAGAAGTCTGCGGCTTGCTTGCGGGTGCAGGCTTAGCGGCAGCGCGAGCAGGCTTGCTAGTGCTAGCAGCTTTGGGCTGATCAAAAGCATCCCCGTCATCATCTGGAATGCCAGCAGCCAGTCCAAGCATCGCCAGCACCGCATAGCGTCGCTGATAGGTCACGGCGCCGCCCCAATCGTGCAAAGCGTTGCCACGACTGGAGCTTGGTGTCAGCAAGGGCAGCTCAGAGCGTTCTTCCTCGCCGGACGTGTGCTTGAGGCTAGTGACCAGCATCGTGCCAAGACCGTCCTCAGAAGGCCAAGGCCGAAAGGTCTGGGACAGGCGAATGCCGCACTCGGCCAGCTTGGGGAGGATCTCACCGAGAACCGTGGCTAGGTCGGCATAAGTGCCGTACTGAGCTTTTGAGGTTTCGTGGATGGTGCCGACTTTCTTGTGAAAATCGACCAAGGCGGCAGTGAGGGGACTACCAGTGGATGGAGAGGGGTTAGGCATGGGCTAGGCCCGTGGACCCCTCAACACTACCCCTAGTAGTGACTAGTGGTCAAGGGATTGGCGGCTAGCGCGGGCAAAGCTCTCGAAACTCAGCGCACAGCTCGTCCGAGTCGCACCATTCCTGCATCGCTTCAATCGCTGGATTCCGCCCACGGTCATTGGTCATCTCAGCCAGCTCCGCAGGCTTCCAGACCTTGTGGCCGCCAAGCACCAGCTTGAAGGCTGCCACCTGTTCCCTCGTCATACCCGTGCAGTGCTGCTGCAGGTCACGCCAGGCCTCCTGTCTGTCCATCAGGCAGTCCTGCGCATGGCGTAGGAACATTTCTCGCTGCTGGTTGCTCAGGCGTTCTGCTGCTTCCTCGCTGATCGCCCATTCCCGTTCCTTCAGCGCCCAGTCAGGGGCATCCTCCAGCCCGCAGAAGTGGGCGAAGAAGTCCACGGCGGTCCATGGCTGGCCATCCGGTCTACAGATCGGCTCCTGAGCCTTGATCTGATCGATCAGCCGGCGGTCAGCAATCGTCCCAAATTCCCTGCGGTGCAGGCGGTCGTTAGCGAGGCCAAGCTGAATGAAGGTCAGCGGCAGCGGCTGCGGGGTCTGGCCACGCTCGATTTTGTTCCAAACCGCATCAGTGACCGAGCTGAAGCCTGCTGATTTGCCCCATCGGCTCAGCGTGTCCTGCTTCCACCCGGCCCGTAATCGCCAGAGCTTGAGCGTTCGACCAAAGGTCACCCTGGCCTCTTGGCCGGGGAATAGCTCTCTGTCGGTTTCGGCCATGGCGGGTGTCCTTATGCGAAACCTGCATCGGCAGGCCCTTTCAGTATCGGCTGCAACAGCAGCACACAGCCATAACTAGCGGCTTTCTGCAGCTTGCCGGGATTCGGGCGCTGGCGCAATACCCCCCTCTGTCACCTCTTGTACGAGTTGGCCTGCTTCCGCTAGCCTCCCCCCGGCCCACAGGACACGGCGGTCCAACGGGCGCATGGTCTGCCATTCCAGTGGCCCACCGGGCAACCCCAGCCCCATTCGGCGCTCTTCGCCATCAATCACGATCCGTAGCCCCAGCTCCCGCAGGCACCGATTGACAGCCCTGCGCTGCTCGCTGCTGTCTTCCCCTAACGCAAACGCTTGACGGAACGCTGCTAGCGGCTGAGCGGCTGCTTCAGATTTGCTGCTGTCTTGCTGCACCGCCAGCTGGGCCTCGAGCCCCATCAGTTCCTGTTCAAGTGTGTTGGCCTCCTTCTGCCGAAGGCTGAGCTGCTCAGACAGCACCTCGACCGCCAGGCCCTGCTCCGCTGCCTTGACCAGGGCCCGCTCGAGGTTTTGACGTTTGGTCTTGATGGCAGCCAACTCAGCTTTGAGGTGCTCGGCACGCTGCTGCAGGCCTGATGCCCCATCGCTGGCCTGTGCGGCCTCGACCATCGCCAGCAGGGCCTCTGGTTCCAGCCTGCGCAACAGATGGGCAGTGGCATCAAGCAACGGCACGTTGGCCCTGCGACAACCGTCGTTATGGCTTGCCCGGTGACGGCAGTACAGATAGCGGTATTCGCTTGAGCCGGAGCTGACGATGCCGACCCGTGTGCCGCAAATGCAATGCGTCAACCCCTGACCAACAAAACGCATCGTGCCGTTGGGCCCTGCCTGCTCAGCGGTCCTGCCCCGCTGGCGCATGATCTCCCGCACGGCCATGACCTTGGCCTTGTCCACGACCACCGGCAGCACGTCTTCATACAGCTGCTCCTGAGCATCCTTGCCGTGATGACGCCTGCTGTTTAGGCGTAGCCCGCCATAGACCGCATCGGTGTTCATGGCCAGGTTGCGGACAGAGCCATTCGTCCAGCGGTTGCCTGAAGGGGTCAGGAGGCCTTTGGCATTGAGATCCCTGGCCGTGGCCGATGCCCCTTGGTAGCGGAGCATCTCAAAGCACAGCTTGATCGTCTTGACCTTGGCCTGATCGACCACATACCCCTGCTCGTCCCATTCGCACCAGGCAGGGCAGAAATGGCGGGGCCGTGGGTTGACGTTGGCCTCGAGCTTGGCGCGGTGAGCCTGCCAGCTGCCTTGCATCCGCATGGCCAAGCGAGCGGAGTATTCGTAGGCCGCCTGAATCTTGACCACCAGCACGATGAGTTTGCTTGGGTCGGAGCGAAGGGTGGCCCTGCTGTATTCGCTGCCGTCTTCCAAGGTCACGATGCGGACGCCGCTACCGACTAGGCCGCTGAGGATGGTTTCAATGGCATCCAAGGGCTCCTGTCTGCTCAAGCGGTCAATGGCCTCGACCAGCAGCAGCGGTGTGGTGCCGAGTTGGCCAGCTTGTGCCAGCTGCAGGAACCTGCCTAAGGCCCCCTTGCTGAGGTGGTCACCCTTGGAGGCTGAGCGGCCCGCATCACAGAGGTGCAGGGTGGTATCCAGCTGCAGGCCATGGCGTGCTGCCCATTCCTGCGCTGCCCCGCTCTGACGCCCCAGACCGCTGCCTGTGACCTGCTGCTTGGAGCTGACGCGCTCGTAGCTGAAGACCCGTTCCATGCCTCACAGCATAGGTGCGTGCATCTACGTCCTAGTCCCTGGACTGGGTTGCAGACTCGCGCAGTCATGGTGTATGTTGATGGAGCAGGGGCAAGGGCCCCTTGGCACCTAGAAAATTGAAGAACTAGCGGGCAGTCAGCCCGATCCCGGTTGTGGCCTTCACCCAGGCACCCGATGAGTCCCGCCTGGGGGCTCAACCACACACCGGAGATCACCATGGCTGACGAGACCCGCGCCCTCCTCGCTGAAGCGGAGGCTTCCCGGCAAGAGACCGAACAGATCCTTGCTGAACTGGATGCCGCGCTGAAAGCGTACGGACGCTCAATCGAGCAAGGGCTGGCCTTGGCCGCAGAGATGCGCGACCTAGCCGCCCAGCTTGAGGAGTGGTTCTGCTGAGGGATGCCCCCAACTGGGGGCTGAGTATTTCACCGGCACATGCCCGGCACGGCCTGGAAGCGATGGCCTGCAGGGCACACCATTACCGGAGAACACCAATGTCCACTAGCACCAT